TGCTGCCAGTGCCTCCGGCGTCGGTGGTGGCCCGCTGGGTGCGAGCGGGTCGAGGCCCAAAGCGACCAGGTGCGCGTCCCTGGCCATGGTGTTCTCCTCGACTGTGCCGCCAGCGCCGCCGCGCGCGCCCTTAGAGCCATCCTCGTTGTAATCGAGGATGATCTGCGCACCGATGGACGCCGCCGCCTGTGCCTCCCTTGTTTCGGCTGCTGCCTTGTCCGCTGCGGCTTTGTCCACGGGTGCGGCCCGCGTCTTCTGCGCCTCCCGCCGTTCCCGCGCGGCCTGTTCCTCGCGGCGCGGGGTGTGGTCCTGCTCCGCCGTGCGTGCCGCTTCCTCGCGGCGCTGCCGGTCGCCGTTCGGCTCGTGTGGTTGCTGTGCCATGTGTGTCTCCTATGCGTCGGGCTCTGCGGCCGACCAGATCGTAACGATCCCGTGGTCAACGGGTTTGGTCTGGTCCACGGTCGGGTCCACACCGAACCGCATCTTGGCCACGCCCCTGATCTCCATGATCCCGGCGCCATGCATGAAGTCATAGTCGCGGGTGTTGGTGACGGCGGTGGTGCGCTGTGCCCAGGCGATGCCGATGGCCTGTGCGCCGCAGAGGTAGGAAGCGCCGGCATCGACGGTGGCACCGGCGCCAACGTCTGGAATGGTCGGCAACTCCGGGATCTCGCGGATGATCAGGCCGTCGTACAGGATGTCACCCGCGGTAAAGAGAGGGTTGGTGCGCCCTCTGTCCCACGCATACTGCAGTGAGTTGATGATGGTGGGGTCCAGCATCAAGTCGCGGAACACCATCGACGGCACGAACACCACGAACCATTCCTCGTCGCCGTTGACCTTGATCGGCCGGATCTTCGGTGACGCGGTGCGGGCAATGCGCTTGGCCAGCGTGAGCTGCGCCGCCGTCATCTTGTCCGCCGTGTTGTCGATGTTGGTCAGTGACGTGGCATAGACGCCGGTGTTGTTCGACTTGGTTGCGCCGAACAGCACACGGTCTGAGTTGTTAACCAGCCAGGTGTTGCGCTGTGCGGCAGAGGCCGCGCCGTAGCTGATCTGCACGTCGCCGTCCGCGGTGACCGCTCCCAGGCTGAGGATGATGTCGGCCCTCAGCTTGTTCATGATCCAGTTTTTCAGTGCCGGACGTGCGGCATTGAGCAGATCAATGACGCTCTTCTGTTTGTCCCAATCCGATACAGCGACGGCGTGACGGATGACACCAACCGCTACCTTCAGCGAACGGGCGTTGAGAAGTTCCTCATTGCCCTCTAGGACAGTATTCCCAGTGACTCCCGCTCCCACCAGGTTGCGGATGGCGGCGAAGACGACGGAATCACCAGATTTGCGCGTGAGGTCGGTCTGGAGCTGGATCATGTCGTCCATCTCCGAACCCATGTACGGCGCAAATTGTGAGTCCCTTAAGTACTCCTGATAAAAGTCAGATTGCCACTGTATTGGAGTTAATCCCGGCCTTGCGGCCGTGATGTTCATGTCTGCCACGGAACGTATTCCTTAGCTTGGGTTTGCGCGGGAAACGCCCATGTCCTTGGCGGCAGGTGCGATGGATGACGGGCCACATCGCAGGGCCGAAGCGCCCGATTAAGTCCCCGCGGCGGCCGGGGCACATTCCTGGTGGATCGCCCGAATAACCCCGGCGGCGGGTGCGGAATGTGTGGTATTGAAGGCGGGGATGGATGCTGTTCGAGCAGCACCCAACCCCTGACCAGTCACTGCTTTAAGGGAGCAGAATCGTGGCTAAGCCATTCATTGACGTCGGACTGACTGCGGAGCAACTCCGCGCCGTTCTTCATTACGACCCTGATACCGGCCTCTTTCGGTGGAAAGAGGGCACTGGCCACTGGCGCGCTGGACTACCGGCCGGGACGAGGGGACGCACCCGAGAAAACGGGATCGATTACATCTTCGTCGGTCTTGGCACGACAACGCGCGGCAAACAGAAGCGCACTTACATCGTCCTCGGCGTCAAGAAGCGCGTCTATCGCGCCCATCGTTTGGCGTGGCTGTATGTGTATGGGAAATAGCCAGACCGGCAGATTGACCACATCAATGGCAACTCTACCGACAACCGAATTGTGAATCTCCGCTTAGCCACAAACTCGCAAAACTCCATGAACCGCGGCCTACGCCAAGATAACAAATCCGGCGTTAAGGGTGTGTCATGGTCAAAGAAAGCTGGTCGATGGCTTGCGCATGTCACGGTTAACAAGAAGGCCCTGCATCTTGGGCTTTTTGAAACCATCGAAGAAGCCAAGGCCGCCCGTGAAGCCGCAGCGGACAAGCTCCACGGCAAGTTTGTCCGTCATCGCTGACGCATCGACATGCGGTGAGCCCGGATGTCGGCAGCGATCTGCTGGTCGGACGGCGGGCCGGTCCATGCCTGTGCGGCGCGTCCGGCGACGCTGCGCACGCCGGCCAATGACGGCGGCATGTTCGGCGGCGGCATGTTGGTCGGTGTGGCGACAGCAGGCGGCATCTGCGCGGCCCGCTCCGCTTCCCACTCGGCACGGAGCTTGGCCTTGTATTGCTCCGGGTCTTCGATCTCGCGCAGCAGCTTCTGGCGTTCGACCTCGCGCCGCACCCACTCGAACGGATGGCGCTGCTGCTGCATCTTGTTCCAGAGCATCGGATCCTGTTGCGCCAGCCCGATGAACTCCTGCACCGCTTTGTCCACCACCTCGTCGCCGTGCAGTTGCCGCGCCAGAAGCTCGCTGGTGTTGTAAACCGCATTCTGCGCCTGCTGTGCCGCATAGAGCGCCGGTTCGCGCTGCGGATCAGCGAACTGAAACTGCGGCTCCGCCTGCTGTGGCCGTGCCGACGCCTCCCGCTCCTTCTGCAACTGCTCAAGCTGCTGGCGTCGCTGCTCGGCCAGCGTCTCGGCGCGGGCCGCCCGGTCCTTCCAGTCCTGTCGCTTGCTGCGCTCGTCGAGCAGCGCCTGGCGCGGCACCGATGGTCCGCCAGGCACGTCCGCATCGTCATCCGGTGCGTCCGGCGCCTCAGAGGGCGCTGGGGCCGGCTTAGGCTCGGGTGCCGGTTCAGATGCCGGCGGTGCGGCGGGCGGCTCTGGCGCCTGTGTGGGCGCGGGTGGCGCCTCCGGCTCATTCGCAGCCAGGAACGCCTCAAGCTTTGGATTAGCCACGGCTAGCCAGTCTCCCTGTTATTGCTGTGGACGCGGTGGCGGCGGGTTAAGCGTGGCCTGCGCCTGCGCCAGCTTCTGCACGACGGACGCCCGGTCACTCGCCGCCTTGGCCTGCTTGGCCTCGAGATCGGCGCGCTTGGTGTGCAGGTCGGCGAACTGGTGCGCGAGATCCATCGGCGTCAGCGGCGGCACACCGCCTGCCGTACCGGGCGCGGACGGCGCATCCGGCGCCACCCACGGCTGTCCCGCTGGCGGTGCCGAAAAGTCGGAATGCATCGAATGCAGGTTCTTGACCGAGTTGACGCCGCGCTCCTTGGCCAGTGCGAAGTCCGCTGCGGCCTTGGCCTCCTTGCCCGACACCTCTGCGACCGCGTTGCGCTCGATCAGCGGCTGCATGCGCTGCTGTTTCTGCGCCTGCGCCTCGGCGTGCTGCTTCATCATCGCGAGCAACTGATCTTTATCGCGCAGACTGCTCGCGGCGATCAGCACCTCTGGCGGGATCAGCCCCGGCTGCATGCCGGCGAGCTGCACCAGTGTCTGGAAGTTCTCCTGAGCCATCGCGGGCACGTCGATGCCCTCGCTTATCGTGATATCCACATCGAGGTCGGTGATGTCGTTCTCGATATCGACGACCTGTTGCAACTGCATCGCCATCTGCGGATTGCCTGCCGCCTGCTGCAGTTGCTGCAGCGCCATCTGCTGCTGCTGCTCCGGCATCTGCGCAATCTGCTTCGCCATCTGCTCGCCGAGCGTCACCGGGTGGTTCAACCCGACCCAGCGCAGTTCGCCCAGGTCGTCGGTCACGCGCAGCCAGCGCTCACCGGTCCAGTATTCGCGCGCTGCCATCCACGCCATCTCGTAAACGCGCCGGCTCCACCA